CAGCGTTTGTTTGTGTGCTGGGCGTTGGTATAGACGAGTCCGTGGGCTGTTGCAATGAAGGGTGATGCGCAGTCAAAAGAAATGGTAAAGTTTTCATTTATATGTTTACGTACCTGTCGTTGAATTGAAGTTAGATAACAAGACCAGTCTAATTGAGCAGTGCCCAAGAAGTGCATCCAGTCACGATCATCTAACAGTTTGTCATCTCTAAGGATGATCAAACGCTTTAGTGCGACTTCCATATCGCACATATTCTTACCACCCATTGCCCAGCCTTCTGTAGGCAGGTGTTTAACAGCTTGATACCAAGTTTCTGCGGTTTCCCAGTCAGACCCTTGTAAAACATTTAAGAACTTAGTTTGACCCAGACGATTTCGAATAAAGTAATCGTTATTATGTAAGGTCTTGTTTAAGCAGTCCTCGAAACTTTTTAATCCTGTTTTTGGACTATGAATATGATCACAAGCCCAGGTCGGAACGTCTAACAACATTGACCAATCAGCAGTCAGCTCTAACCAATTAAGAATTTTATCTCTGGTGGCGTTGGCACTAGGACCTTCAAAATTCAGCCAATCAAACTTAAGAACACCTTTACCAATCTGGTATCCTCCCGAGTCTCCTACAATGACTGTATTTGCACGATCTCTATCTTGGATCATGGCATCCATGGTCATTGTTTTTTCTAGATCTAATTGTGCATGACCTGCGGAATAAAGTCCATACTTGTAAGTAAAATATCCTTGCTCAGGATTAAGAAAATTCATGCCCTCGAGCCCTCGATCGAATCCTTGAGGAACTCGATCTTCAGGAACAAATTTTTCAAAGCGTTGTTTACTTACATAAGTTGAAAAGAAACAACTAATTGCGGGCAAATAAACTGCATAGTCTTTCTGTAAAGGTGTTAAATTAACTGGCGGTTTCATTAGGTAATGTTCTCTCTTGTATATTCCAAAAATATTCTATAGCTTTTTTAGCGAATTCTAAATTAATATATTGGCCTAGATAACGTTCTTCATTGTGTTCACTGTATACTTTAGCACCATATATGTTAGTATGAGCTAGATTATAAACTTGACCGATTATTCTGCCATTATCTTTCTCATAGTAATAAGAAACTTTATGCTCAGCATCACGCCAATCTTTCATGATCCCTCGCCAACATTGCCACCATGTGCGGTCATGTATTTGCCAACAGTACTAATGCTATTAATCATTAGGCCGCCTGTGCCGGAATAATATATTTGTAAGTAGCAATACCGCTGTCTAAAGTGATCTGGATAGCACCTTCATTACTTAAACTCATTTTGCAGTTATTGACATCTGAAATTTTAAGAATACTTAGAATTGGTAACACAGGCCAAGTCCATCCACGATCTAATTTACCTGCAACATTTTGTGCGAAGATAAACTCACCGCCATGTGTCGACGCATCTCCAAAGATGAACTTTAAATTGCCGCCATCGGTTTTCGCTAGGAATGTGGGATGCTCATTATGGGCACCTGCTTGGAAATTAAAACGCTGCACTGCGGCGACGCTAGGTTCGATCTCCACATCCCATTTAACACCTCGGAACTTAACAGTCCTCATCTTTTCGTTAATAATTTCCTGGTTCATGAAACGATAATCATTTTTAAAGTCACCGTCTCTGTTTTCAAAATGGATACCTACAGGAATAGTCTCACCATTTCTATCTGCGGTAGTAATACTGATTTTAGCATCTTCCTTGTATTCAGTGCCATCTAGCAGATATTTCAATTTGTTAAGTTGGGGCATACCAAATACGCCGATCATATCCGGATAAGGATTAGAAGTTTCGGCCTCCATGATCACTGAGCGATCATCAGCCATTGAATTGACGGTAGTCTTTTCTTCTGTGCCCGTGACTTTAACTGTGGTCAAGAAGCCTAGGTTTTGTGTATGCGACACGATGTCTTGTAAAATGTCCTTCATTTAGAGAGTCTCCATGTATATTAAGATTATATTTAGATCGTGAGTGAAAATCAACCTCGAAATCACTCAAAATCAAAAAGTTTGCTGAATGTATTATCCGACCTTGTTGAACTGATGTCCCATTCCAAAACACCGATAAGGTTTTCTAGTTTTTCATCAATGACGGTATTTTCCATCTCTGCATGATCAAATGGCAAATCTTTGAACCATTGCGGCAATCGCAATTCGTCAACTGGATAAGCCACAGATGTATATGCCATAGGATTATCTTTGATTTTACAAACAATAACTTTAGCACCGTCGACAATATTCATCGAGTACTTGTCGTCGAACATTCTTTTGAGTGTATTCCAATTAAGACTTGCTCTTACATGACCAGGCATATTAGTCTTGCCAGCCTTCTTCTCTTTTGCTGCATATTCTGTAATGTTGTTGGCACGTTTAGGTGATCCTTTCTCCCAACCCGGGCGTGTTTTAAATTCTGTTCTAAAATCGGTAATAAATTCTAGAACAGATTCTTTATCTTCTCCGTTCAGTACTTTAGTTAGTACATCGCTGAGAAAGTTCTGAATTACTACAGGTGTGTCCGAACGCTTAAGATCTAATCCCATAGCCTTAATTTTACCAGTTTTGCCATCGACATCTTGACGTTTGCCTTCTTTATCGTAATATAGAACTGCATAACGTTTTTTAGTAATGAACAAACCTTTGCTTGCTACGATTTCACGACCTGCTTTGATAACGTCTCCTCGAGTCTTAGGGCAATGAAACACATCTTGCATAAATTTAGGAAAAGTAGAATTCACTTCTGATCCGATAGTGTCGTAAAGTTCTACAACGCTTTCTCGAGACCAGGGAAGATGTCCTTTTTCAATGTCTTTCTTCAAGATATTGTAAGCAGAAAAATAGCAAGAATCTGTATCGCCATAGATAATGGCTCGTCCTATATGATTATATTCTCCAGTCACGATCTCATTGACTTTAGACGCCATATGTCTTGCAATAGCTCGGCCTGTAAGTGTAGTACTTTGTCCGATACGGTTGTCGAAGAAACGACATCCCGGATTAAGAATAGCACCATACAGTGAGTTTAGATTAATCTTCTTTACTAGCTGTCGCTTGTCCCAGTATTCTTCTTCAATTTTATTACCTGCGGCAATACATTCTTTGAGTTTGGCCTGCATTTCTTTACGGTCCTTGTACCAACGTGCCAGCAGTCCGGGAATAATTCCTTCTTTTTCATAGGTAAAGATAGTACCGTTGGCCGACAGCATCCAGGGCTGATTGCTTTCGAATATAAGATCATAGATCTGAGCAGCACTTAATGTATCGCTACGACCATCTTCCCAATCAATTGTAATTTCTCTACCAACTTCTCTATCCATCACAGCCGTATATTCTAATGATCCAAAAATACCTTCCCAAGCAGATGCAAAAGATTTTCCTTTACCCATTTCTGCAGCAATATAATCTTTAGTTCCGTCGGGACGTAACTGGCCAACGATAGTTTCCGGCCCCATATTCAACGCACGAATCGCTGATGGATATAGAGAGTTGATGTCTAGTGAACCAATCCACTCGTGGATGCCTTTCTTAGGATAGGCTACATACGCACCTGCTGCCTGAGTATCTCCGCGGTCATCCATTTTTAGACGATTAGGAACGATCATTCCTCTACGATGTGCCTCATTGATGATGGCCTGTTCTGTAACAGCTACAGCTCCCATAGTGGTCTGAAGAAGAACTGTGTTTTCATGTGCAATTTTATTAGCAAGATCTAGAAATTTTAATTTTTTATCTAACTTATCTAGTAGAGCACAGTCTTGTCTGTTATATTCGATAAATTTTCGGAAATCATTGTTGTATAATTGATCCAACGTACCTTCATACACTGTTTTGTTTTCTCCGATCTCCATTTCGCCGATAGCATCTAGACGATATGTATGACGTTCTTCGTATGTGTATTTTCTATAAAGTTCTAAACTATCTAGATGAACACGGCCAATTAGATCATAAGTGACCGCAGCCTTGCCATATTTTTCGTATTCTCGCTTTTTAGGAAATTGATCCCAAAGACAAAAACGCCTTGTGTCTTCTTTACTAAGAACCTTAGTTACACGATTCACGGTATAAGGAATATCGAAACCTTCTGAGTTCCATCCACTTAGTACGTCAGCATCTTCTATAAGATCTAAAAATGTGTCTAGAAGATCCGCTTCGTTGTCGAATAACATGGTATTGGGAAATTCTTCTACAGATTTTTTGGCCTCCTCCATGCTCATAGTCTTAGGAGGAATAGCCAAACAGATTAATGTATCTAACCATTGTAAATGAATCGCGATAGACGTAATAGGCATGAAAGCATCATCGGGCGATGCATAACCTCTCTCGGGATCAAAATCTACTTCAATGTCAAAAAATGCAACGTTTAATTTAGGAGCATCAACATTAAGATAGTGATCTTCCAGACAGCGGTAGATAGGATTAATGTCAGATTCATATAATTTTTTATTTGAATGAATGGCCAGTTCTTTGCGCAATTCTTTGATATTTTTGCAACTGACTCTACTTAGACATTCGCCAAAGATTGATGTAAATTTACCCTTAGCATCTTTGTAATAAAATAAATGTTTGGCAGGATATTCTTTATAATGCCTTTTACCTTTGTCATCTCGTTCGACAACATTGATAACATCCTGCTCTCTGTTATAGAAAGCGTCTACGTAACTCAAATTTTTTCTCCTTTGCAACTTGTGGCTTGCAAATACCTATTATGCGGTTTATGGCCTCGCCTACCTTATACATTATGTATTTATTACCACCAACTAACTGCTCGACCAAAACCGAATACATTTACACAGGCAAAATAAGAAGTCAACACTAATGGCCATGCTAATCTTCTCCTCCAAAATGCATAAACTCCTGTAACACTGCCAATAAAAAAACCAGGATATACCAATGCCATATTGGGATTGTTGGCAGTAAATGCCAAAGTAAGACTAGCCACAATGGTAAAAATAAAACTTACTAATTCAAACCAAAAAGCTATTTTGTCGCTATTATAAGACTTTATCCAAAATTCAGTAATTTTTTGCATTAGTCTTTTTCTGGCAGACGTTTAGTTACACCTAAGATCATTTCGATCTCGTTCCATTCGTTCTCGTGATCTTTCCAATTATCCTTGTGCGCAATTTTAATTGCCTTGTTAATGATACTTGGCTTAACTTGCAGTTCTTCAGCCACAGCTTTTACAGTTTCTTTAAGGCCTTCATGCAGGTCTTCAATTTCACGTAGAACGTTTCCGCCTTCGTTGATCAATCTTTCTAATTTGGCTCTCTCTTCTGGACCATACATCTTTGCCATAATTTTCTCCTTGTTAGGATAATTATATAGTCATAAAAAAAGCCAGTCAACCAAGGACTGGCTTTTTATTTTCAAAACAAAAAAATTATTCTTGATTTTCGCTTAGGACGTCATACATCTCAAATCTTCCGCCCATGCGCTCGTAAACCATACCAGCATAAACTTCAGATTTTAATCCTTCGCCTAATTTTGTTTTTGCCACTCTAGTAGCCCATGCAAACAATTCTTGATCCAACGCATCTATTTGTTGTTGCCCGCCACTTTCTTGAACTAGTCTAACCATATCTTTGAAAGACAGTTTAGGTTCAACGCTTTCTTTCATTGGACGCTTTTTACCTTTTGGCATCATCTTAGATTCAGATTTAGCAGCGATGGCTTTTTGTAGGCCAGGTGGTAGTTTTTTTTGTTTAGCAGTTAAACCTTTTGAATCGCTGTCACCGTCTTTCTTGTCTCCGCCCTTGTCAGCCGCGGCTTTTTTCATTGGCTCAGATTTGTTTCCGTCTTTGTCCAAATCTAAGAAATCTGGCTTGGAACCTTCTTCCATCTTCTTTTTCATCTTGTCTTTCTTAGCTTCGTCCATCATCTTAGATTTAGCAGCGTCTTTTTCTTTCTTCTTAGCTTCAACCATCTTCATAAATTTAGATTTAAATTTAGGATCGATGCTCTCATCTTTTTTAGACTCTTTTTCGGCTTCTTTGTCTGCTTTTCGACTCTGATGTCCTTGAACCTGTGTAGCAGGATGCTTCTTGCCGCTCTTGTCTGTCCAGGTAGTTTCTTTCTTCTTAGCAGGCATACGATCATCAGCTTCTTTAACTTCTTCTTTCTTTTCTTCTTTCTTTTCGTCCTTCTTCATTTTCTTAGCTTCTTCTAAGATAGAAGAAGTGCCAGCTAAGACTCGAAGTTGTGCATCTTCATTTAATTGCACAGACTTAGGAAGTTCTGGTGCTCTTGGTGTCTCGATTGGTCCGTCTATGCTTTCAATTTTGCTGATGAGTGATTTAAAGTCCATTTTATATTTCCTTTTTATTTTTTCCTACCAGCACAATGAGCTCGCTGGCTAAATCCTTTAGGTGAATCACAGTTAATAGAGTTTTTGTATTTTTGACTCCATTTTTCTGCTAGATCTCTTCGCACACTTTCATGTATGCTTTCTTCAAATTCCCTTGGTCCTTGATTAATAGCTTCGGCAGCAGTCTTTTCATAATCTAGATAATGATATACACTGCCTATATAGTCTGCTGCTATACTGATTTTTTCCTGAACCCAACCATCTAATTCTTCATTTTCGTCGATCATAGCGAATAATTTGGCAGAATATTCAGCTAATCTTTTTAGATCAGATTTAGCCATTCTTCCTTCGTGATCGTCGTGACGTTGAATATCGTGGTTCATATTGTATTTATCTTTTCATTAAAGAGCCACCAGATAGCAGATTGACCCCTTTTAGATCTAATACGTTAGGGGCTGTACCATCTTTTTTCTTTTTAGGCTGTTTTCCGTTTATATTAGGATAAACTACACCGACTGAAACATTAGCCGCAGATGTTGCGCCTGCAGTTGCTGATTCTAAAATATCTCGTATTTTCATAATATACTATTTATTTCTTCCGCTTTTCATATTAGCACACCAATGATACATCTTGGCTTTTTCACCTGATGCATTTTTGGCACGTTTGCGGAGATCTGTGACAGAACCGTTACAGCTAGCACCAGCACGTTTTACTCTTCCAGGTCTGCTTTTGCCCTTGACTTTACCGTCCGCAAAATTTTCGTCAGTGTGAAATTCTTTACCTTGAAGTTTTACTGCTACAGTATCTTGTACTAGTTTCCAGGCTAAACCTTTTTTACCTTTCTGTAGAAAATTTTGAAATAACTTTTTCTTAGCATCGTCGGCGGTTTGGAAAAATTTAGCCAGTTCCATCATTCCCAAATTGCCGGGATAAGCAGCCTCATGCCTAATACTTTCGCCGCCACCTCCGCCACCATCGCCACTTGCACTTGCACCACCGTCACCACTATATCCTACAGCGTAGCCATATCCGCCATAAGGACCTGGACCGTAAGCAGCCCAACGTGGCTTACGACGTTTACGTTTTTTCTCTGTGACGAATTCGTGTGCTCTCATACTGGTGAATAGGGAATAAGTGGACTATCTTCTTCGCCTTGTTGTTCTGGATAAACAGGATATTCGTTATACACTAAAACTACTCCCACAACCACAAGTCGTTTGCGCATTCGGGTTTTTTATTGTAAATTGACTGCCCATTAATTCTTCTTTATAATCTATAGTGGCGCCGGTCATGTATTGCATACTCATAGAATCTATTACAAATTTATACTTTTCATCTAGAGAGAATTCAAAATCATCTTCATTGACTGCTTCATCAAAAGTAAATCCATAACTGAAACCGCTGCACCCTCCACCTTGAACAAAAGTACGGAGAAATAACTTGGGATTGTTTTCGTCAATCAACAGATCTATGATCTTTGTTTTTGCTGCTTCAGTTATCTCAACCATTTCTTATCTCCTACAGGTCGTTCCCCAGTTAGATAAGGCAAACTAAACCATAATTGAAACCACTCTGGAGTTCCTGGTTTTATATTGTTTTTTTTCTGTATTTCGCCTTTTTCATTACCAGTTATGCTGATATTACTACCATCGTTGGGATCTACAGGATTATATTTAATATATCCTTTATATTCTGTGATACCAGCAAGACGTTTTAGATCATTTAGTTCTGACATTTTTAGCTGCACCTTTGCGTTCTGAATTAGGATCTTCTCTGCGCTTACGTGCCGCTGCTGTAGCACGACCTTTCTTACCTAAACTATGTGCCTTGCTCTGGGGCAGACATTTAGGTTTCCCTTCAGAAGACTTGTCTCTTGCACACTGTCCCCGTATCTTGCCATCGGGACCAAAACGAACCCACTTCTCTTTGAACCACTTGCGTAGGTCTTCGGAAATGAACTCTTTGGCTCTCATTTACTTTTATTGCCCCAATTCTTAGCACCTTTTTTACGACACTGTACCAATGCTCCGGAGGCATAAGCACTAGGCCATACTTTATATCTGCTTCTAACCTTATGATAGCAGGCATCTTGTTTTTCGTTGATTTGACTTTCGTGAATGATAGGTCCGCCACAACAAGGACATTGGTCAAATGGAATATCTGTATCTTCCTTGATGCTTTCAGTAGCCGGCGCACCAGTTCTAGATACTTCCCACTTCTTGCCAGTCTCTTGCGATTTTCTACGAGCCCAGTCTTGTAGTTTGTAATATTGATTCATTTCTCGCTGATCATCGGCATAATAACCGTGACCCTGAAACACTTTCCATAACTTGCCGTTGATATAGACTGCCATATTGTTTGGCGGTTCGGTATTACCTTCATCCCAGTCTTCTGGATCACGTACTCTTTCCATAGGCATTAAATCTTTCTTATGCTTAACATCACCTTGTTTCTCGGCTCGCTTTTTATCTTTGTGTGCGCCAGCACCTGCGGTTTTTTGATTTTTAGCTACAAAGTTTCTAGGCTTGCTTGCTGGTATTATAAATTCTTTTTCTCTCATGATTTTCTACTCTGTTTAGGACCTTTACGAGCCTTCCATTTCTTATCTGTTGAACACCAATAGCGTCCATAACTAGACTCGTGCATACCAAAGTTGCCCTGCATCCTTACTTGTTCTATATTATTGCTATCGGCAAATTTATCTATCTTTAATGCTAGTTTAAAGTCTAGAATCGTCAGGCCTTTTACATCGAAGGTTGTGGTCTTAACAGTAACTTCTGAAACATCTTGGGTAACTTCTGCAAAGTGATCCATTTTTTCGCTAAGTTCATTTATAAATTTGACAAAGTCTAATGCATGCCTATGATCTTTTGCCACATACTTAGCCTGTAAAATTCTGTGATCTAACATTTCCCAATCGGGAAGATATTTGCTTTTTAGATCATTTAGTTTATTGTTGTCAATTACTTTATCTTCAATGTCAACTTTTCTGAATTTACCTTCTACTGCTTCTTCTTTCTTTTTAGGATAACCCCTTCTTATATCTAACTGATATCCTTGTAGTCCTTGTTTATCTAATATATTTGAAATAAATTCTGCTGCCTCTTTAGAACTTGAAAACTTATTACCAAGATTATATTTTCTCACTTCTCCATCTATTACTACAATAGCGATAGTGATTGGTTTATCAATCTCCGAAGCCTGTGTCGCCGGATTGCCTAATAAATTAGCGACTACTAGAGCGGCCCCAGCTAACTTAGTTTTAATTCCTTCATCAATGCTTTCAACCGTGGAATCAATTATACTTTCGTTAATTCCCATACCTTGGCGCACCGCATCAAACATAGGTTTGGCATACTGTCCTGCTCCTGTGGCTTTTTCAAACGCTTTGAGATCATTGTTAGCCGCTGCTAGTCTAGCACCACTTGCTGAAACACCTGCCACACCTTCTGCACCATCTTCGCGTTCGCCGCTAGATTTAAAATCTAACAAATCAAATTTATAATATCCGTGGGATTTGCCTTCTACCCCATTGTACATTTTTAACAACTTTTCCATCTCAGAAAGTCGATCGCTGCCTGCTACAAACGTAGCACTTCGATATCCTTGATCGTAAAGATAAGATGCAACTTTAACAGGAGTATTAAGTCCAGCGTCTTCTACGATATTCTTTGCATATTCCGGTAAGATTAATTTTATAAATTTTATTTTGAGAGAATAATCAAGAGGATTTTTTTTAGGATCTTGACTAGGACTTACAAAAATTTTATAATCGCCGCCTTCGGAAGCTACAGTATCTAATAATTGCTTGTGACCAATCGTTGGGGGATTAAGTCTTCCAAAGCAGAAAGTTACATGTTTTGTATCGGCTTCAAAAAGCTCAAGTAATTTCATTTTTCGTAATCGCCTTTGTCTAGAAACTTCTCCTGTTTAAAGGCAAAATCCTTAGCTAACTGAATAAGTTTTTCTTTGGGAAATTTTCCTAATTTGTCTTCGATTTGAAATTGCTCGCAATATTGTTCGCAACATTTTTCAAAAGGTTTCACATACAATTTGTAAGCATCTGGATTGCCTTTGTATTCTTTGTGTTTTTTAATAGCAGGAAAGAAAAATTGATTTAAAAGTTTATCGTCATTATCTACATAAAATTTTAAATCACTTAACCAGTCTATATCTTGGTCCGGTGTATTCGGACCGCCCACAGGACTAAACATTTCTAATAATCTCATTACCAGCTCCTGCAGCTCCAATAGCGTGCCTTCCAGCGTGGACCGGGATTCTTACAATTATGTCTTGCACGGAAACTTTTTCTACGTGCAGGATTTGATTTTTTAATACGCATTTTTTTATCGCCAAAATTTACTTTAACAATATTACCATTAGGTTTGCGTACATATACTTTTGATTTTTTAACATCGCCAGGTAATTTTTTTCCTAGCGGAACTTGTTTGCCTCGATATTCAGCTTCGTCCATGCTTTCTTGCCATGCATCATTGCTCCAAACTACTTTACCAGTATTATTTCGAATGTTATACTCTGCAAATTTACTTTTGGGATCATCACGTTTGTAGGCTTCTACTGCTCCAATGGCATCTTCTAGATCGTCATAGTGTTCTTCTAGATCATAATCGTCTATATATAAACTAAATCTTTGTCCGCCCTCTTCAATACTTTCGGTCCCGCCTACCAATTTGCCTTTAGGATAACCTTTCGGATCTTTGCCTTTTAATTGTCCTGCAGGACCTTCTTTATGGCCTACTGTGGCCCCTGCAAATGGATATTTGCCTTCGGGTACATCAGTATCTTCTTTTTTATATTTGTCTTTGATGCGTCCTAATTCTTCTTCACTTGCGCCCTTGCGTCCAGCTGCTGCTAATGCAGCCATGCCATCTTTACCGTATTTCTTTTTGCCTGTGTAATATTGTAGGCCACTTTCATCTACATCACTATCTTCACCGATCTTTTCGCAATCGTTTACACGCTTGCCTGCATTCTTACCTGTACCGGGTCTAGTGCCAACTTTTCTATAACCTTTCCAACACTTTTGAGCACCTGCTACACCTTCTTCTAGTTCGCCATCTTCGAAAGTCCATCCTTGTGCAGACAATAATTCTAAGGCATGCTCGTCTAAATCAATTACTATTCCGTCTTCGGCTAGATCTACTATATCTGTAGCAATTTCAAAGTCTTCAGAGAAACTGATACCAAACTCGTCACCTACTTCAAAATCTTCTTTGCCTGAAAAACCACGAGCAGCACCTTTAACTGCACCCTTAACGCCTCCGATGATCTTACGGCCAACTTGAGCCATGAACGGTTCTTCATCATCGTCACCGGATTTCATTTTAGCAATACGATCATCGCTTTGTTTATCTATGGATTTCTTAACATTGTCCGCCGCATCTTTGCGTATCTGGTCAAAGTCTATGGCTTCTGCAAATCCTTTAGATTTGGCTTCTTTTTCTAAAGCTGCCTTGCGCCGTGCTAGTTCTGCTTTGAGTTCGGGATCTTTGCTGGTATTAGGATCCATCTGAATATCCTGTAGAGCCTTGCGTTTAGCAGCAAGATCGTCTTTGTCTTTTAATGCCGTTTCGTTAACGATGGCATCTAATTTTGATAAAAGGTCTCTCATAGTATCTTCCGTAAGGTTATACTATATTTATCTAAAGGCGTTTTTCAGTAATTATAACGTATTTCTACTATTTTACCGTTTTGTATGTTATATGCAGCACGTATCCATACAAAATTACCAGTAAAATTTACAGAATTA